AACGATTGATTATACTGCATATTAGTGTTTTTTCCCTTTGTTCTGCACCTTCGCGTATAGCTCGTCCCAATAGGCTCTTTGCTTCTCTGGCGATAAATCTGATGGCGGACTCCAAGTAAAACCGTCTTTGTCTACGACGTAAGAGGCTTTGTATCCGTCACTTAAAGTTACTGTTAGTTTTTTTATTTTACTCACTTTCACACTCCAATATATCTTGATGTATTTCTCGTCTGACAAGAACCTTAACATCTTTATCTAATTTAGTTCTGACTTTTATATCCGATACTTTCGGCTTCCAAAGTTTCCAATTGTTTGCTTCATGTATAACCGCATCTTGATAACCATACTCGACATCTTCCGTATGATGTTCGGTGGTTATGTAAAAACTATTCAAAATCATCTCGTAACATCTCCTCCGCCATATCCGCGCGGCCTGACAAGGTTTCGTCAATCGTAGTTTCCAGGTCGTCTATCTCTTGTACGATAGATGTAGCCGCCCAACCAGGTGCAATACGCGTAACAATAGATCTCACGTTATCCAATATCTCTTGATAGCCTACGTATTCTTTTGGTTTGTATGAACTACTCATCAGATTCGTCGTCGCGTTTTACGTCTCTAATCGTATCAAGTACAACACCCAATCCAATTATTTCGTTTGGCGCGCAATCAAGAGCCATTTGAGTAAACAATCTCAACCCCGCGTGTGCAACCATCGGCGTCCCAAGAGGTTCGGCTTTTTCGATTGCATCCAACAGTTCAAGATTGAAATCGTTATACAGTTGTTCTTCGTTTATTTTTGGCTTTGCCATTTCACTTTCTCCTAAGTAATTTACAGATAGTATATATATTTTCTTTACGCGTGCAAGTTTTTTGTTTATGATTGTCTTAAACATTTGGAGAAAAAAATGAGTGAACTAAATAATTTAATCAAAGAAACCCTGTCTGAAGAGGCAAAGGACCAAATAGGTATAGTCCAACCAGACCATATAAATGAACTGTTTATAGACCTACAATCTATTAATAGAATGTCTGAGGCTATGATGTATATACTGCATCATCATCCCCGCGTATTTGAATTGGCTTACAAGGAGGTCTTAAAAGATGACAATAGGTAAACCCATTCGTTGCTACCCATTCAAGAAGAAGGACGGTAAGTTTATATACCTTCCTTACGATAAGACTGAGTTTGATATTACCTTTGTCGGTGACGACCAGGAGTTCAAACCAATCAAAGAATATTGGCAAGCTATACAAAGACCTCAATACAATCCACGCGAAACGATCAGTCAAAATATGTTTCGTATAAAAGAGGATATAGGTTATTGGCCTGAACCACTTTACAACGACAAGGTGGTGCAGACCACCCTGTTAGAATACGAAGAAGATACACCTTTTATAGATATGTTTAAGAAGCAAGCCGCTTTTGAACTAAAACAAAAAGAAGGTGATACCAAACGTGTGTATAGAGAAAAAACTTGGGACGATGACGTTCCTTTCTAATGGAGAAAAAAATGAAACAGATACCTGAACTAGAACAATATGAACCAACCCAAAAGGGCAACGCACTTGTTGTCTTTGATATACCTAACGAACTCTACCACTCTGACGTGGGTAAGAGTTCCAGCTTCTTTCGTAAGTTTGGTGAAAGCCAAATACACGCGCTTGAAGTAGAACAAGAAACGACCAAAGCAATGGAGTTCGGTACTGCCGCTCACTATATGCTAGTGGAGGGCGACGAAGCCTTTCATAATAATGTAGGTGTGATCTTTGGATCTCCGTATACGAAAGCCAATAAAGAAATGAAACAAGAGTTCATACAAAGAGGCTTAGTCGTTATCAACGAATCCGATATGAACGCGATCAATCAAATGGATGCCTATATGATTGAAGAGGGCAAGATGTACCTGGACGGCGACGGCAAGATACCCGAAGCATCTTTCTATTGGTTTGAAGACGACGTGTTGTGTAAGTGCAGACCAGACATCATCTGTAAACCGCAAGGACCCCATCAAGATTACGAGATAGTCGTGGTTGATTACAAGACCACCTACTCTTGCAGTCCTGAGTCGTTCAAAGAGTCTGTATTGAAATACGGATACGCAGAACAAGCCGCCTGGTACAGAAGGGGTATGGAAGCTGCGGGATACAAAGTCAAAGAGTTTGTTTTTGTCGCGCAAGAAAAGAAACAACCTTACGCAAGTAAAGTATTCAAGATAACCAACGAACAAATGGACGTGGCTTGGTTGACTATGGAGAAACATCTACACGCTTATATGCGACATCTGAAAGGTGAGAAGCCAACCGTATACAACAGTCCTAATGTTGTTACACTTGATTTAGATGGCCAAGATTAATTCCAGAAACAAAGGCGCTCAGTTTGAGAGAGACGTTGTACGTATACTCAATAACTTCTTTATAGAGGAAGGTATAGACTTTCAAACTAAGCGCAACCTAGATCAATATCAACAACGAGATCTTTGCGATCTGCAAATACCCAACCACGCGATAGAGTGTAAGTTCTACAAAGAAGGCGATTGGGTAAAGCCTGAATGGTGGCGACAAGTATGTGCAAGTTGCGACGACAACATCCCCGTACTTATCTACAAATACAACCGCAAACCGATACGAGTTTGTGTACCTCTGTACGCGATCAATCCTGATTGGGTACGCGACAACCAAGCTATAGCCGTTATGACTATGGACGATTGGTTATCTATCTTAAAAACGAATTGGGATTTATACGGAAAGTGCTAGGGTGAGCGTGGCTCTAACGACTCCTAGCGTAGCCGAACGATTACAATGAGGGTTTGCTTGGGGTAGCCGCCTCACCTGGAGAAGCATCGTTTGATTCATCTATACTAGGTGGAAGATCAACAGCCTTTGGTGCTGACTCAGTTTGTACTGGTAAGAACGATTTGATTTCGTTACTTGGACCATACTCGTCGTCTTCGTCGCCTTGTACGACAACTCTAGCTACAAAGGTTTTCCCTTGAAACTCCCAAGCTGTTTTAGGCACTTCTCTGAACCCAACAGCTCTAGCTAACCTTGAGAAGTCATTATTAGCGTAGCCTCTAATTTCTTCTTGTTTGGTCTTATCATCATTCTGATACCAAAGGTTAAAGTTTTTTCTAAGCCTCCAACCCGCGTAATTATCGCCAGTTACTTCAGCCTCCATTTTTAAATAATCGTTTCCGCTTTGCGAAGTCGTTCTCTCACATACGTTAATGATTACTGGGTAGTCACCCTCGGGAATAAAGGAACTACGTTCCTCTTCTTCCATGCTTATATTAAGCCCTTCAAAGTCACTCATTCTGCACCTCCTGCAAATCCGAGTTTGTTTATTACACTAGCCAGATCAGGTGTTTCAAACCCGTCCAACTTACCTGAACGATCCTTGGCAATATAGTTCTGACCAATTCTCGTTTGCAACCATCTTGAGGTGACGGTCTTACCTTCTTCATTTTCGTCGTCAAACGTACGAAGTACCAATACTTCATCAAAGAAGTAAGGTATCTGCGTAGGGAGTTTGGCGCCAACCATCATCGGTTGGTAATGATAAGCACCTGTCTGCTCGTCACGTTCTCTGCTTTGCTTAGCAATGAATATAACGTGGACAGGCAAATCCCTGAACCTACGCATCGTTTTAATCATCACTTCGATGACCTCTCCGTACGCACGTCTAGGATCTTTGCTTTTGGCCTTTTCTTGCGAAAGCAAGATTTCAGCCATTTCCGTAACACTATCAAGACAAACGGTGTCGTATTGAAGTGTTCCGTTCTCAAGGAGTTGAGCTATCTCTTCTATTTCAGAAGCTTCCTTAACCTCGATTGCATCGAGATCAGGGGCATCTTTAATAGAGAGAAGACCACTTTCCATACTAACAACCAATGTTTTACCAGGGGCTGTTTGACAGAGAGTAGTTTTACCCGCACCACTTTCGCCGTATACTAAAAGTTTGGCGCCTTGCGACTCAACTAAATCGCTAGGTGACTTGATGCGTTCCTGAATATTAATGTTCATATTTTTTCTCCAGTTGTTAATGTAAATGTTTTCAGTTACAATCACACGAAAACATAATTAGACACATAGTATACATGAACAAAGCAAAAATCAATAAGAATCAATGGAAGATTAATTACTTCCATAGGCAACAACAATTGGTAGACAGAGAACTGATGGATTTATACAGTCAGGGACTGGAACCAGCATATAAGGAGCGTGAAGTGGAACGAGTTACTTTAAGTAAATATATAGAGTTTGTAGGAATCGAAGCTGCTGCAAAGTTATTCGATTGTTCTACACATACAGTCAAGGCTTGGAGGTATGGCAACAGACAGCCATCAACGGATCAGGCCAAAAAGATTATTGT